CAATAGAAAAAGACATGAATAGTCGAAATAGCACATCAAAACGCAAAGAGACTATTGTTGTGGATAATTCGAAGACTAGGAAGAAGCGCGAAGAGCTGTCGATTTCGGCGACAAAGAGCATTAAAAAAGAAAAGGTTGAGATTGTTGTTCACTTTAACTGAGGGGGCTTGCCTACCTGTGGCTCCCAAAGAAAGGTGGATTACCAAGTTATTTTGTAATGGTCGCAACAATTTTTATAACTCTGAGTAATGTTGCTGTTTATAAATACATGTTGTAATTTATAAATGATGCGATTTCTTATTATATTTTTGTTAATATTGGGGAGAGTAATTGTTCCATATCTTCGTTTTTCTTGTAATAACCATTCTTTGTAACCATCATGACTTTTACATTTTTCTATTGGTCTGTCTAGTAATTCAATACACATAATAGTAAAATATCCAGAATTATGTATTCTATCATGGGCATTATACATCATATTTCTATTAATAATTCCCATTTGTTGTTGTTCTATAGAATCAATATATATACCTCTTAATTTATATTTTGCCATTTGTTGATTGTCATCATAGTCATAATTATCATCTTCATATTTTTCATCACTGTGTTTATTATATTTATTTAATTCAGTTAATATAACTGTGTGAATTAAATAAATAATAGTGATTGCGCACAGGGAATAAACTAAGAATAAATAGGTATTGTTCATTATATTGTTATATTGGTATAGTATTGGGTTTATAATGTATAATGTATTTTTGTATTGTATTTTTGTAATTCAATTTTTATAATATTTGTAATATTTGTAACATTTGTAATAAAAAATAATATTTTTAAATATATTTTGTATTAAAAATAAGTATTTATACATTATTAGACATAATAATTTATAAATGGGAAACACTCAATCAATGCGAAAAATTAATTTTGAAGATATGCAAACAGTTACAAAAAATCCTGAAATATACTTGCTAATCAATACGCTTCCATTATGTGACCAACAGTGTCTAATACGCGGGACTGTTAGTTCTGAACAGGAAGAAAACGCTATTAACAAATATCTTAAAGAAAACAAAGGGCTCCGTATTATTGTATATGGTAAAAATTGTAATGATGACAGCGTTCAAAAAAAATACCAGCAGTTATTATCATTAGGATTTTACAATGTATATGCTTATATTGGAGGTCTTTTTGAATGGTTAATGCTTCAAGATATTTACGGCACAGAATTGTTTTCAACTACAAAACCTGAAAAAGATTTACTTAAATTTAAACCCATTTCGACGCTGAATATATCACTGTTAGAGAATTAAAGAATTAAATAATTAAATACCCGGAAATAATAATGGCGCAATTGTTGTTTTATTATTATTTTTAGCTTCACGTTTTACTCCTTTATTTTTTTCCTGAGTTTGTTCTTTTAATGAAGGTAGCATTAATCCTGATTTGTCTTTTTCTTCATTAACATCTAGCACATCTAATGCCATATTTGACAGCTGGTCTGCCCGTTTATTGAACTCACGGTAAACATGTGTAAATACAATAGATTCAAAATGTGCTTTAATTTGCTGAACCTCTTGATATAAATCTTGTAATCCTGGGTTTCTTACTTTATATTCACCATTAATTTGGTTAATTATCAGTTGACTGTCGCCGTAAACTTGTAAGCATTTAATATCTCTAGTTAACGCCTCTTTTAGTCCCAATATTAGCGCACTATATTCAGACTGGTTGTTAGTTTTAGTTCCAATGTATTGACACGACGCCCATATTTCTTTTCCATTATGAAATATAACGGCACCTATTCCTGCTGGACCTGGGTTGCCTCTTGACGCACCATCAAAGTTCAGTATGTATTCATAATGATTTAGCGTATTAGTATTACAATTAGTATCTGTTTTTTTATTAAGAGGACTAGGTGTTCCAATTTCTGTTTTATACTTTAGCGCAACTGGTATAATAATACTTAGCTGTGGTTTTTTGTTATCCTTATTGTTAGAAGATGACATTGTTATAATTAGTATATATTTATTAGTTTATTAATTTACTGGTTATTGTTTATTGTTTATTTATAATTCAATTTTTATAAAAAATTTACATACTCAAAATATAACTGCCTCGTAGAATACTGATACTAATATATAATATGTTATATAAAATATGACTTCAGAAAATGAAGTTTTTATAAAATTATTAGACTATATGACTGAAGTAGTAGAAACAAATCAATCTTCTACCTTGTCTGCCACCACATTCTATGATGAGTTTAAATCAAGATTTAAATTGAATACGCTTCAAGAAATTGCGTCGGCATTAATTAAACCAACAGTATTGGTATTACTGAACATATTTTCTAACATACCCCAAGACAAGTCAGTTTTATTAAAAACTAATAAGAATAATGATTACATAATATCTATATGTAATGATGCTTTTATAAATAGTCACCGTGAAAAAGCAATAAAAATTATTACCTTTATTATGTCTACTTTATTTAATAAACTTCAAAAACCCAAATATGGTGGCAACAGAGAGACATTTGACACTAAATTAAGAGAAAATATAGGCAACACTATCTCTGAAAATATTGTAAGGTTATATTCTGTATGGATGAATCTTGTAGATACACAATTATATCATGGACAACAAAGAAATAATAAAACTCGAAAATATAAAATTCAATATAAATCTCATTGTAAAACTCAAAAAATAAAAACTAATATTTAGTATAATTCATTTTTTATAAGAAATTTAATTATAATTGTAGTATATATTAATTATAAAATGACTCCTACAAGTTTACTAGTATTATTTTTTACTCTGCTTCTGTCATCAAATACCTTCATATTAAATCTATTAGTGGTTAAGGGTGACACTGAGTGCCCAGTAGTTACCAGTGTTGGCGACCGTCGAAAAAACAAGAATTCATTACGTGTTGTCCAATACAACGCTGAATGGCTCTTTGTTGACTACAACAGTAATGCCAAATGTCCTGGTTCTGGCTGTCCATGGACAACTGTTCCAAATGCGGAAACACATTTATCTTATGTAGCCAATGTTGTGAAAAGTTTAAATCCAGATATTATTAATTTCTGTGAAATAGAAGGCTGTGATGAGCTCAATATGCTAATAAGTGCGCTAAATGATACTAGTTATAACCCATATTTGAAGGAGGGCACCGATACAAGCACAGGGCAGAATGTAGGGCTTTTAACGCGCATAGACCCATTGATAAATTTGTATCGAACTGAAGAGCGCATTTCGTATCCAGTGCCTGGTTCCAAATGTGGATACACTGGCGCAACAGGAACATCCGGTGTTAGCAAACATTATATTACCGAGTTTAATTTAGGCGGTTACAAAACGGCACTTATTGGCGCCCATTTGCTAGCATATCCAACTGATAAGTCGCGATGCGCCGAAAGAGAAGCACAGGCACAAGTGCTACAAAATGTAATTTCTAATTATATTGCCAAGGGTTACGAAGTAATCTTTTTAGGTGATTTGAACGATTTTGACGCAGAAGTGCCTGATATTAATTCAGATAAACCAATTTCATATGTCCTAGATACATTGAAGGGGCTTTTTGGTCAGAAAAAAAGCACATACACACTCACAAATGCTGCGTCAAAAATGGCGCAATCTGAGCGTTATAGTGACTGGTATAATTCTGATTCAAACTGCGCAACAAGCTCTCAACAAGATTATTCAATGATAGACCATGTGTTAATGAGCTCAAAAATTTTTAACAAGGTGTCAAAGGTATCTATATATCATGGTTACAATGAATATTGCGACAAATTGAATTCAGACCATTATCCAGTGGTTGTTGATTTATCTTTTTAATTTTTCAGAAAATTTATATAAAAATAAAAATAAAAATAAAAAATAAAAATAAAAATAAAAATATATTATATAATGCCTGAAAAAATCAATATTATAAAACGCATGTATGATAAGCGTGAATTCCTAATAATGATATTTACAAATCTATTAGCCCAATTGGGTATTACATATTATGTAATGAATAAGACAAATAATCCAAATATCAAAACATTCCCATTATTTGTCGCACAAATTATAATTATTTTGATATTTGTCTTTGTCCCAATGCCTAGAATTATGAAAATTGCTTTATTTGCGCTCTTTTCATATACATTTGGACTTATGCTTAGTGTTTATAAAAATATATTTAACCCAACAGTAATTGATACAGCAGTTCAAGGAGTTATGTCTATATTTGGTATTATGTTGGCTACTGGAGTAGCATTAACCGCTGGTGGTATTAACTTGGGCTACAAATTTGGTGCCATGTTATTCTGGGCACTCTTACTCCTAATTATTTTTCGTTTGGTTTTTGTTTTGGGAGCACAGATGAGTGGTGCTCATAAACTGTTGTCGTTTATTGGTATTATATTGTTCGCAATGTATATTGTATATGATACAAATACAATTTTACAACGGAACTATAATGGCGACTTTATTGGTGCGTCAATGGACTACTATTTGGATATTGTGAATTTGTATTCTAGTTTGCTTGGGTCTAATAACTAATAACTTTTATAAACGTATCAGAAAAAGTTGATTTATATATAACCACAAACAACTGCGACAAATTCTGCCTTCTCATTTTTAACAATTTGAAACGGCTTACCACATCCATATATCTTATTCTTTTCTACAAAATAATCACACAATTCTTTTGACGCATGGGGGTCAATTTGTTTACCAGACGCAACTAAGGTTCCGTGCCTGAAAATACGGCAATTTAGTTTTTCTATTACTATAGGGTCTTCACAATGTGGACAATAAATGACTAAATCTGTTATAATATCTTCTTCTTTTTTTACAATTGTATTTGTATTTGTATTTACACTTGTATTCATTATAAATATATTTCATTAAAAAATATATTTATGTTATTTATATTAATTACTTATTGCTTCTTCATATTAGGGTCACTTATAATTTTGAAAAATATGAAAGCAATAATGATGTATGGCAACAATACTAAAAACCACGATATGTTTTCATAACCCTTGTCACACAACCATTTTAATACAACAAACCAAAACAGCGCAAATAACACTTTCATAGCTACAGCAATTATGTTAGCACCATTAAATAGAGATACAATTATGGAAAAAACAGCAATGTAAAAATACACTCTTGCCGGCATACATGCTTCGCTTAGATTAATACCATCAACCATTTTATATAAGAATATAATATTATATTTTTTATAGATTTTTATTATTTTATAGTTTCTTAAATTTGTAAGAAATTCTTAATTGACTCAATCCATTCATCAATGACATGGCTATTTTGAAATATATCTTGGTTTCCATTTAAAACTAATTGTGTCGATTTTATTCCAGTTGTTTCATCTAAAAACGCATTATGATATTCATGGCATGATTTTAAATAAGCAAGCGGAATAACTTCCTCTCCAATTCGAGCCCTTTTATGAATGCGCTCATAGCATTTTTCAGGGTCCGTATTCACATAAATTACATCATTAACAGGAAAGTCCTTGGCAAACTCGTCAAACCAATTCAAATAAATTTGATACTTGACATCTTCTATTTTGCCTTGGTCATATAACATCTTGGCAAAGACATATTTGTCAGTGTATAAACTGCGCTCAGTTATGATAATGTATTTATTATTTTCACAGCTAGGTTGCTTTTGTATCTTACTCATAATATCTCGAACAGTCTCTCTTAAAATGGTGAGTCTTGAAATATAAGCCATCATCTGAAATGCGAATGAATATTCCTGCTGATTTGCGTAAAATTTCTGTAACATTGTATTACCATCTTTGTCCTTAATTTTCTCCCATTCATCCACTGGCTCTCTTAAAAATACTATATTATCATTTTCCTTAAATATTGTCTTTAATGTTTCCAATAAAGTTGATTTACCAGAGCCAATATTTCCCTCAATAGATACAATAGTAATGTAGTCGTTAAGCGCCATCTTAGTTTATTATTATTTATAATGTTATTTTTATTTGGGTTTTTAAATTCAATTTTATTTTGGCTTGTGAAAAAAATTGATTTAAAAAATGTATATAAAGAAATAAGCATTAAATATATAAAACCCTTACCTTTATCTAACATTAAAATGGACCTTAAACAAATTAAATTATCTAAATCCGAGTGGGATTCTATTGAAATTCCTGTTGCTAGTCAAGAAAAAGAAGTTCTTGAATTAATAATCAAAGGATATTCTGATGTGAATATTAAAATTAATAAAACAGATTCTCTCTTTACGTTTTTAAAGATAGAATTTAGTAGTGAAATAGAGGAGTTTCTATACAACAAATATTTTGCCGAAAAGGTGAAGACTATTGTGGCAAAACAAGAATTCGCATTTATTAAATTTGAAAAAGCCAAAGTCAAGAAGGAAAGAAAACAAGTATCTAAAGTAGAGGGCGGAGGACTTGATGAAGACTCTATATGTTATATTAATATTGGTTCTGATGTCAAGTTAAAGACAAAAGACCAGATTCGTTTGTCTCGCAGTGAACATATTGACACAATGAACACGAATATTTACGAATTTGTTCTGTTCAGACATTTTGAACAAATGATAACTGAGAAATCATCTAATAATAAACACTGGTTGTTTCATTATTACACTCTCAGTAACCTAATCAATAACAATATTGAACATATTAATATTCATTTGAAACGAATAATAGTAGCTGTTTTAGAACACTATGAAAATGCCAATGAAATCGACTTGGGTTATATTATTGAAAACTCTTATGATTTTATTGAACGCAATTCTAATTTGTTGAAATACAGCGATTTGACTTTGTACGATCATCAAAAGGAAATATTTAACTCTGTTAAGAGTAAACAGCCTAAATTAGTATTATATATTGCTCCTACTGGTACTGGCAAAACATTGACACCATTGGGACTGTCTGAAGGCCATCGAGTTATATTTGTTTGCGCTGCGAGACACGTTGGCTTGGCACTAGCTAGAAGCGCTATTTCTGCGAACAAGAAAATCGCATTTGCGTTTGGATGTTCTAGTGCCGAAGATATTCGTCTACATTATTTTGCGGCAAAAGAGTATACGGTCAATAAACGCACTGGAGCTATTAAAAAAGTTGACAATTCTGTTGGTGATAAGGTTGAAATTATGATTTGCGATATTCGTTCTTATTTGCCGGCAATGTATTATATGTTGGCATTTAATAGAGCTGAACGTATTGTTGTTCAATGGGATGAACCAACAATTACAATGGACTATAAAGACCATGCTCTTCACAAAATTATAAAGAAGAATTGGAGTGATAACATGATACCAAATATGGTTTTATCATCTGCCACATTGCCCAAAGAGCACGAACTTGTCCAAACAATTGCTGATTTTAAGGCACGATTCAAGGCCTCACGAGTTTTCAATATTGTCAGTCATGATTGTAAGAAAACTATACCATTAATTGATAACAATGGATATGTTATTATGCCACATCATTTAAGTGATAAGTATGACGAAGTATTGAAAGTGGTTAATCATTGTGAAGAACATTTGACACTGTTGAGATACTTTGACTTGAAGGAGACTTCCGAATTTGCGATGTATTCAGAGAGAAATAATTATGTTAAGACTGCTGCTAAGTTTTCGCGTAATTTTGCCAATGTTTCTGATATAAATATGAAAAGCATTAAACTTTATTATTTGAAGGTCTTAAAAAATATACTGCCTGATTCATGGGCGTCAGTTTATACTGCGTTCCAGCTTGGAAGAAAGCAACGTATTGTGCCAAATACTAGTATTGACCCTAGTGGAAATAAAATATTAAAGACTCGCAGTTTGGGAGCTGTAACTGAAGCAAAAAATATGAATAGTTCTATGAGTGGTGCTTCTCTGACTAGAATGGCATCAACACAAGTTACTACTAGCTCTGCTACTTCTAGTTCTACTACTGCTACTTCTACTCAAACAAAAGGCAGTTGCGCCATTTATGTTACGACAAAAGATGCGTATACACTAACTGATGGTCCTACTATATTCTTAGCAAATGATGTTCAAAAGGTTGCCAAGTTCTGTATTCAACAGGCAAATATTCCAGCAAGTATTATGAAAGATATTATGGAAAAGATAGAGTTT